TTGCTCAAGAATACCTGAATCAGTACACCGCCGGACGCGATAGCATCTTTGGCGAGTTTCCGACAGATGATTTCGAGGCTGAAACTCTGTGATCAGAAGAGTGGGCGGGCTCGACTCTGGCAAGTTCCGCGACGCTTCCGCGTTGGTAGCAGTCGAAGTTGACCGTATCGCCCGCGAGGCCTATGTAAAGGGAGCCAAGCAGTGGAAGGGCCGCAACTACCTTGACATGGAAAGGGAAGTCGCAGAAATCCACCAGCGCAAGCCCTTCAACCTCTTGGCTGTCGAGATCAATTCCGTTGGCGCTCATGTCATCGAAGTGCTGAAAGTGAAGCGGATCCCAGTGGCCGAGGTCGTAACAACCAAGGACATCAAGGACCCGAAAAAACGACAGGATCCCCGGCTCCTTGACAAGAACGAAATGGTCCGGCAAATACTGCACTGGCAACAAGAGAACGCACTGCTATTCCCTGCCAGCCCGACCCCGGAGATAGCCGAATTGCTACGGCAGCTTTCGATCTTTTCAGAGTTCAGAACAGAAGGTACGGGCTCGTACTCTTACCGGGCACCAGGCAACGAGCATGATGACTTGGTGATGGCTCTGATGATGGCGCTCTTCGTGGAAAGACATTACATCGGCACCGTGTCAAGGACGGGCGCGGAGGTTGCGGTGTCAAAGCGGGTGATGGAGAACATAGATCCCAGCAAGTGGCTCGGTTCTGGCCAAACAAGAGACATCATGCGTCTAGGTACAGGCGTGCCCAAGACAGGAATTCTGAAAGGTCGATCGAGTTGGTTTCCGTCGTAAGAACAACAAATGTTGATTTGCAGGCCTGCATGGCCCTGCGCTACGATCCCAATCTGCCTGCGATTCCACCCTTCACTGCTGAGGATATTCGTCCGAGCATTTATCGCCGCAAGTATGTCCAAGCGCGAATCCTACAGATTGCGTCCATAGCGTGCGCCCAACTCGCCGACCAAAGTATAACAGTCCTGCTCAGTGGAGGCCTCGACAGCAGATTCACTTTGGCAATGCTACGGGCGGTCAATCCTGAAGTAAAGATAGAGGCACTATGCATGGCCTTTAACGACGACAAGGGAGAGCAGAACAAGGCGGCAGAGGTTGCAAGACGTTACGATGCTAACTTTAGGCTCATCGTTCAGGACAATCCGTTGCAAGATCTGCAGAAAATAATTCCACTGATCGACAGACCACAGTGGAACCTCTATCCACATTATCTGTTCGAGCAGGCCAGGACCAAGACGGTCTACACCGGCGACGGCGGCGACGAGCTATGGCTCGGCTATATTTGGCGTTATCAGACGGGACCGCGAAATGCCAGTGAGTACCTTGCTACTCATGCAAACGATTACCTTGGCGACCAAGAGATGCAAAGGATGATGCCGGGTTTTGACCCGGACAGGATCAAATCGCTCATTGGATATCCATGGCATGGAGAACACCAGCTTGAGCCGATAGAGATGGTCATGCTGGCCGATCTGAACGGCAAGCTTCTGTGCGACTATCTGCACCAGGTCAGGACATACAGCGCAAGATTTTGCCTGGATATCCGGTCACTCTTTCTAGCGCCTTCGATGATTCAGTACGCCCTGGCTGTGGACAGCAGCCTGAAATATGACGGGACGTACGGCAAACTAGTAATTCGCGAAGCCCTGGGGAACGCCATGCTGGAAGGAAAGCAGGGCTTTGGCCCTGACCTGAAATCGCTTTATCATCGTCACGGCCGGGAATTCTGCAAATACTGGCTTGACACCCCCGAGTGTGTCAAGCGCGGAATAATCAATGACTACTGGTTAGCTAAACGACTGGCCGACCCTGACCCCGGCGTCCCGATCATTAACAAGCTCTTGCACATAGCGGCGCTTGAAATCTTCCTTTTAGGAGAGCAGGATACTTCCTCGGTCATTGCCCAGACGCAGACCCGATAGTTCGCCCCGAGTCTCCCATGTCGCGACTTCCATGGACGGAAAATACAAGATGTATGCCGTCAGCGCAAGCCGGAAGTTCCGCGCTTCTCCTGACCTGTCGACTGTTGTGAACAACAACAAGTACACTGACGTCGACTACGAGTACTTCGAGGACGCTTGGGCCAACACTATAGCAGGCGCCGTCATCGACCGCAAGATGGAGTTTGTAATCGGCGGCGGAATCAAGCCGACCTTTGAGCTCATCAACACCAAGGGACTATCTGAAGAGCAGCAGCGCAAAGCCATTTCAAAGTTTGACGATCTACAGAACGAGCTGATGCAGTTCGACGCCAAGCCAAACATCGCCTTCAAGCGCAACCTCTATGATGCCGCAGTGATGGCAAAAGTGTTCGGGCGCTGCGCAATCAGTTTTGAGCCGGAAGGCGCCAAGTTGCCCGATGCGCTGTTCGTAGTTCATCCGCGTGACCTTGGGCGCGTGAACATGACGAAGGACTTTCAGGTTAGTTCCGTGATGGCCTACAACCTCTCTACAAAGATCATGGCTGAGGAGATGGTCTATCTTGTCAACAAGCCCAATTCTCCAGTAAGGCAGACGTCCTGGTACGGCTGGTCACAGCTCCAACGCGTCATCGGTGGCGCCAGGGCCCTGCAAAGGATCCTTGTCTATGATGCGCCGGAGATTGCCCAGTCGATGTGGGCGAACTACGGTCTAGCCATCGTGAACACGGAAGGCAAGTCACCGGCGGATGCGCAGGCGCAGCTCACAACTATCGCGGAAGGCATGAAGGCGGGCGCCATCAACTTCATCAACGGACGCCCGAACTTGGACGTGCAATGGATCCCGATGGATGTCGAGGCTAAGGTTGGCGAATTGGTTCAGCTCATCGACCAGTACGAGCGGATGATAATCGGCAATGAAGGCCTCCCAGGACCCTTGATGGGAAGGGAGGAGGAATCAAACATGGCCACACTGCTCGGCAAGATCCGCCTCTTTGTTGCTGGACCAGTGGTCGCAGATAGAGAGTGGCTGTCGGATACTATCAGCAAGCAGTGGTACGAGCGCATCATCCGGGTCATAGAGCCAGAGGCACTGAAAGTCATCAGGGTAAAGGCCGAGTTTGAGCCGATAATAACCGAGTCTTGGATCGATAACGTAGAGGCCCTCAAGCAGCTCAGGCTGACGATGCCGAACATTCCCGATAAGATCATGCTGGAGCTGGCAGGGCTTTCGCAATACAAGAATGATCTTGCCGTCGATCAGAACGTGATAGCACCCACACCACAGAACCTCGAGCGGCCACAAAATGAAACACTTCTGAAAGTGCAGAAGGAAAAAGCGGAGCAGTTGGATGCCTCTACAAAGGAAAGGTTGGTGGAGAAAAAGGAAAAAGTGCTGGATGCCATGCTTGAACATTTCGGAGGGCAGGCTAAGAAATGACACTTACATTCATGGACAGAGATGGCAACGCCAAGGAGTTTAGCGAACTCATTGGTGACGCGATGGAAGGACAGGTCGTAGAATCGATCGTCTATTTCCGAAGCGAGTACGAATCAACCGCTGAAATCTTTATGCAGCTTGAGGATAGCGATCCGCGTGTAAAACTGATTGATTATACGAACAAATTACAGCCGCAGGAAATCGGCAAGCTAGTTCTGCGAACCAGCGTCCCGGATAACGCCAAACGCGTAATAGCGCTCAAAATTAAGATCAAGGCTCGGCTAGTCAAATAATGCCAACCGGCCTATTAGTCAAGGATCCCAACCCGGGCATTACGCCGGCCGACCGGTCGATCATAAGAACCGACCAATGGAATAACTCGGTGGATGAGATAGCCGCTAGGCCTCTTATGCTGCTCGGTCGGACAATCCTAACCGTCGCGGGTGATGTTATTACAGTCGATAACCTGCCTGCGGTCAGCTACCTTGAAATCAGGGTCTACGTTAAAGGTGTGAACGGAAATATTGATGCTAATTTGCGCTTTAACAATGACTCTGGAAATAACTACGCGCACAGATCCAGCACTAACGGCGCGGCGGATGTAACGACCCCATCAGCCAACGCTTTTAGACTTAGGGGAGGTGGCACAGCGGGGGAAACATGGACTGTTGTTCAGGTAGTTAACCCGCAGGCCAACGAAAAGCTTTGCATTGCAGATACGATAAGCAACTCAGTCAGCGGCGCAGCCAACGCTCCTAGCCGCGTCGAGCGCGTGGGCA